CTCTGGCGATAAGACTGTCTCGCTTAACAAATCGCTATTGTATTGCAATGCTGGTTGCATGTTCTTCCTATATGTAGAAAGCATGTAATCAGAATAACAAACGGTACATATTACTTTCTTCGTCATCATATCAATTCCTTTCTGTTACATCCATCACCAATTTAACTGGTTTATTGTCCTGCTTGAACCAGCAAGACATGCAAAAGAAAACGCCACCATCCTTAACGATGGCATCCTCTATCTCGCACTCGTCACACTTGTAAAGGCTTTTCATTCTGTTACCCATTCGCGCCACGTCTTGGGATGCTCATGTCGAGCAACACACCATACATACGTTTCGTATCTATCCACCAAACTCTGCGGAGCGTCCCGCTGCATAAGTTTTTGTTGATAAAGAAAACGTCGTATCGAAGCGTTGGTTTTCATCATGGTACTTCACCTTACGTTTCACTTACATTGTAATTAAAAACTTTGTTTGTCTTCCCACTTGGGACGGAAGCGAGGCGCATAGTTGACGTTATCCCAACGTCCCAACGATGGCAAGCGGTCGCCCTTGGATACTATGTCGTTCGATCCAGTAAAGCGTTTGGCTTGCCGCTTGGTAATGATGACACGCGATTCCGTGTCGCCATCCGTGCGTCCCATGATATTGGACCAGTTGAATTGGCTGAAGTATTGCTGCGCTTCCAACTCGTTACGTAGCACAAGGCCGCTCGTAGCGTCCCTACAGTCCGTCACGATACAACGGCCAGCAGCGTGTTGTATCGTTCCAATGCGGCGCTTGCGTCCATCAATAACCTTGATGATCGTAACGTCCCGCTTGTCGGGTGTGAATTCCATATTATCAATGCCTTTTGGTTACATTGTAATTGATTTTATCAAAAACTTAGGCACGCGAATAGGCGCGGCAATTAAGCCGCACCGTATCCGCTTCGCCTGTGCTAGGTGAGCGAACTAGATAATGTCGTCAATTGAGAGGACGGACAATTTCGCCGCTTCGCGAATTGCCTCGCGGATTAGGTCGCGCCGTTCTGTTGAACATGCGCGCCAATTGTCGGCGATGACTTTTTGCGCCTCTTTGATTGTGGTCCTCAGTCCGTCCATTTCGTCATCTGGTTGCGCCTCTTTAATCGCCGTGCGCAGGTCCGTCATCGAATCGTATGAGTTGAGCGGCAATCCTAATTCGACCGCCTGATTAATGAACGAGGCGAAAGGGCGGAAAGCGCTAACCTGCGCCTTGTGTTGCTCCGTCATCTCTTTAGGCTTTTTGCCCGTTGTTTTAAGTTCCATACCATCGCCGCAAGCGGCTGAAAATGTACAATCCAAGTTGCGAGCGACGGCAACCAGCAATTGCGCTGATGTGTTATAACCGTCTACTTCATAAGCGGCAGAGGCTTCAATTAGCAACATATCGCCGAATGCTGATTTACCGTTCGCCGCAGCGCGGGAAACGTCGCCTAGCTTTTCGGCATATTCTGACAGGCTGGTAGCGCTTTCGATTACATTGTAAGTGGAAGACATTTTGTCAAAACTCCAAAATTCGGGCGGAATTGCCCATATTATAGATATGGTGTCGGACAAGGCATATATCAAGGGACAGAACGAAAATAGTTATATAAATCTTTACATGCAAATATGCATGCAAATGTGTAGTTGGCATGATTAATGCATAGGCATAAACCGTGCCAAGTTCATCATGGACAAATTGTCTTAACGGCAGAATTACAGGCATTAATGCATGTAAATGTACCTTTAATTATGCATTCAATAGTACATGCACAAGTACATATACATATGCATACAGTAATGCATTCAATAATACATGCAAATATGCATCTAAATAGAGGATGAGAATGAGAATCATTCGCAAGTAGAGGGACTGCGATTGCGTCTCATTCGCAATTAGCCTAGATGCAACTGATTCTCATTCGCAACTGGCTGGATTGGAATGCAATTAAGAATCATTCGCAAGTCTAGCTGCAATTGAGAATCATTATCAACCAACCCCACCCCGAAAAAACCCCCATGCCCGCATTATAACTATAATACCACTGACATATATAGAGAATTTTTACAAGGCTTGCTACACATCTAGATATACTAGGTCTATATAGATATAGTTAACTATTAATAGTTATTATTATTGTTATTGTTATTATTATTATCTTTAATAGTATCTCTAATAGTACTATATAGACTATATAGTCTCTCTACACGTCATGTGACGTAGTGTATCATAAGACAATAACCTTTACAACAACAAAAAGAAACTATTTCTGTTGTCTTCCCCTTTAGGTTCTGCTACAATTGCTTAATGTTTGGTCTTCCCTAGAAGGAGTGTAAGGTAATTATGTGTGATAACCCCAATTGTAGACATAGAGACAGGTGTGACTGTGAGAATTGTGACTGTTCCTCTGTAAGGAGTGACGAAAATATGTGTAAGTGTTGCGATCCAAGACGAGAAGGTGGACACGTTAATGTCAACAGACGACAATTCGACTGATATAACCTATAATATCCTACTTAATCTACGTAATTCTTTACGAGAAGCTGTATCAGTCCAATGTAAAAAGGATTTTCTTACATTTGTAAGGGCAGTAGCGCCTACATTAGTAAGTGACTGGGAGATGGGTAAGCATATTGAGTTAATTGCAAACAAACTACAACAAGTACAAGAAGGTAAGATCAAAAGGCTTATGGTCTTCCTACCACCCCGGTCCAGTAAGTCCGTTATCTGTTCTAAATTGTTTCCTGCATGGTACATAGGACAAAATCCTAACCATGAAATACTAACTGTTAGTCACTCTGACCAGTTATCCAGTGACTTTGGTAGAACAGTGAGGGATATTGTAGGAACTGATCAGTTTATGGATATGTTTCCCGGTGTTAGTCTAAGACAAGATGTACGAGCAGCAGGTAAATGGAAGACTAACCTAAATGGTAGTTACTATGCTGCAGGTGTACGCAGTCAAATTGCAGGAAGGGGTGCACATATTGCTATCTTGGATGATGTTATGTCTGAAGAAGATTCATTCTCTGATGCAGGTAGAAGATACATTAAGGAATGGTGGCCTTCAGGACTACGTACACGTATTATGCCTAATGGTGCTATTATTATTATTAATACTCGTTATCATTATGACGATATCTGTGGATGGTTACTAAAACAACAAGAAGAATATGACATTGATACTAAGATGCGTTGGGATGTAGTGAGTATCCCTGCATGGTTAGATGAGAAGGCCAGTAAGTTACTTGATCTACCAGAAGGTAGTAGTTACTTCCCTGAGTGGAAGACAGACGAAGTGTTACGTATTGATGAGATGGAGATAAAGGCAACCAACGGTACTAAGTACTGGGAAAGTCTTTACATGCAAAATCCTACACCTGATGAAGGAAGTTTAATTAAGAAGGATTGGGTACAATGGTGGAACCACGAAGACCCGCCGGACTGTGATTTTATTATTCAAACATATGACACGGCTTTCTCAACACGTACTACTGCTGACTACAGTGTAATACAGACATGGGGTATCTTTCACTTCTATGAAGCAGATGAAGATGGTACTGAAGGTACAGCAGCTAACTTAGTTCTGTTAGGAAACAAACGAGGAAGGTTTGAATATCCTGACTTGAGGAGGATTGCAAGGGAGGAGTATAACAAACACAGACCTGATATTTGTGTAGTAGAGAAGAAAGCCAGTGGTCAGTCATTGATACAAGATTTACGTAGAACAGGACTACCAGTACTAGAGTATATGCCAGACAAAGATAAAGTCACTAGGGTCTTTAGTGCGTCTCCTATGCTAGAGGCAGGTAGGGTCTGGTTGCCTAGAGGTAAGGATTGGTCACAAGAATTATATGAGGAATTGATTCTATTTCCCTATGGTAGACATGATGATCAAGTAGATGCGTTAACAATGGCAATACATTATGTAAAGGAAAGCTGGAGATTAGAACATCCTGAAGACCCTAATTGGGAAGACGATGTTAATCCTCGACGGACTAAGAAGGTTGCGTATTGGCATTTTTAATGCTATAGTTAATTTTATTTATTATTCTAATTTTAGGAGAATACTATGAGTAATTCTAGTGATCCTTTTTTAGGTAAAACAAGTAAACTATTTTCTGTAGCAAAGACACATATACCTACTGATAAACAAAAACAAGGCGAAGCTTCTTTAGGTGCTTCTGTTGAATTAATGAGACTATGGAAAGAATTAGACAATGCCAGCTAAACGAAAAAAAAGTAACATGAAGGGTATGACTATTGGTAGCGGAAATAAGCGACCTACTAAACAAGGAGCAGGTCTGTCAGCTAAAGGTGTAGCTAAGTATAGGAAGCAAAACCCCGGTAGTAAACTACAAACAGCAGTAACAGAAAAAAAACCTACAGGTAAACGAGCAGCACGTAGAAAGAGTTACTGTGCGCGATCTGCAGGACAGATGAAGAAGTTTCCTAAAGCAGCTAAGAATCCTAACTCACGCTTACGTCAAGCACGTAAAAGATGGAAATGTTAGTTGACATTTGGTTTTGAACATGGTATAAACCATGACTTAGTACGACCTGACTATAAAGAATATAGATGTACTAAGACACCATGTAATTGTACTATACCAACAATGTGTAAAGGTAAATGGCGTAAGTACCAAAAAGATTTAATGCAGCACATACATTTAAAATTTAAGGATACATATAACAATGGCGACTGAACGCAATCCATTCGATCCGATTCCTCAAGTAGAGATTTCTGTAATTGAAACAGAAGTATCTGAACAGGTAGAAGGTGAAGCACCTACAATGGAGTTTGATGAAACTGATGGCAGTGTTGTCGTTATGTTTGATAGTAATGTAGGAGAAGATTTATCTAAGCAGCAGTTAAAGGAAGAAGGTAAAGATTTTTTTCGTAACTTAGTTACAGAACTTGATGAAGATGAACTACTCGAAATATCAACTCAAGTATGTGATAACTATGAAGCAGATAAAGATTCCCGTGCTGATTGGGAAAGTATGTTTGAACGAGGCTTTGATCTTCTAGGTCTAAAGCTTCAAGAAGGTTCAGAACCATTTGAAGGTGCATGTACAGCAGTACATCCTATCCTTATTGAGTCAGCAGTTAAGTTTCAATCTAAAGCTACTCAAGAACTATTCCCTGCTGCTGGACCAGTAAAGACCCGCATCATCGGTAATGTTTCAGAGGATCGTGAACAACAAGCACAACGAGTCAAAGAGTTTATGAACTATCAAGTTCAAGAACAGATGACAGAATACTTTGATGAGTTTGAACGTATGTTGTTTCATCTACCTCTTATTGGTTCTGCCTTTAAGAAGATTTACTTTGATAGTAATCTTAATCGTCCAGTGTCAGAGTTTATTCCTATTGATCAGTTCTATGTGTCTTACTACGCTACTGATCTACAGAATGCAGATCGGTATACCCATGTAATCTTCCGTAGTCCAATTGAGATGCGACGAGACATGGCATCAGGCATGTACCATGATGAAGAACTACCAGATGCAGGTATGCCTAATCTTACTCCCATCGCACAGAAGATGGATACAATTATGGGAATGTCTCCATCAGGAGATAACGATCCTCAGTATGTTCTTCTTGAACAACATTGTTATCTTGATCTTCCTGGTAAGTTTGGAGATGAAGATGATGTTCCGCTACCCTACATTGTTACAATCGAGGAACAAAGTAGGAAGGTTCTGTCTATCCGTAGGAACTATAATCAAGACGATCCTCGTAGAGAAAAGAAAACTTTCTTCACTCACTACAAGTTTGTACCGGGATTTGGTTTCTATGGTCTAGGTCTTATTCACTTCCTTGGTAATCTTACTATGACTGCTACTGCTGCTATGCGTAGCTTGGTTGATGCAGGACAGTTTGCCAATCTTCCCGGTGGCTTTAAAGCTAAAGGTATGCGGATTGTAGGAGACAACGATCCTATTAGTCCGGGTGAGTTTAGGGAAGTAGAAGCTACAGGTAATGACATCAGTAAGATGATCATTAACCTACCATACAAAGAACCTTCTCAAACCTTATTCCAGATGCTTAACTTTGTAAGTGCAACTGCTCAGAAGTTTGCAGATACTACAGAGCAAGTTATTTCTGATGGTGCAAACTATGGACCAGTAGGAACTACAATGGCTTTGCTAGAAGCTAGTAGTAAGTTCTTTAGTGCAATTCATAAACGACTACATAAATCTCAGCATAGAGAATTTAGTTTGATAGGTAGGATTAATAATGAATACCTACCAGATGAATCAATGATTGATATTCCATCTAATGCTCTCACTATTTATAAGAGTGACTTTGATGGTAGGATTGATATTATTCCAGTATCTGATCCTAATATTCCATCCTCTGCTCACCGTATGATGATGGCGCAACTAGCTCTTCAGTTGTCTCAATCAGCACCTCCCGGCATGTTCAATGTAGAGGAACTAAACAGGACCATTCTTACAGCAGCTAATCTTCCTAACCTAGATAAGATTATGCCACGTAAACCTGATCCTGAACCTCTTGATCCTGTAAGCGATATTCAAGCAGCGGTTAAGGGAATGCCAATTCAAGCCTTCCCCGGTCAAGATCATCAAGCACACATTCAAATTAAAACTTCTTTTATTCAAGACCCAATGAATGGTGGTAATCCTCTAATGCAAAGGATTGTTCCTATTCTTCAGGCTAATATTCAAGAACATATTATAATGAAATACAAAGAACAGATACTTGGTGTATCAGAACAACTAATCCAACAGTACGGACCACAGGCAGTGGCTGATGGAATGGTTGATCCTAATGATCCACGTATCCTTGATCAAGTACAAATGATGGCAGCACAACAAGTACAGCAAGCTAATGCAGCAATGGCAGCACAGCAGATGGCGCAGTCACCTGAAGCGCAGATGTTAGGACTTGAACAACAGCGTATTGAAATTGAAAAACAAAAACTTGAAATATCTGCAGCTAAAGAACTTACTTCTTCTGCTTTGAAAAACCGTGAATTAACTTTAGAAGAAGCGGAACTACAATTGAATATGTTCAAGGCTGGTGCTGATATGTCCAGTAAGAAGGTAGAGAAGCAAAAGGACAGAGACACTAAGATGGCGATTGCTGCTCTTGAAGGTCTTCTTGATTTAGCTAAAACTTCAGAAAATATTAATAGAGATAAAGCGCTTAAAGCTGCTGATGTTCTAAGTAAGTTTGTAGATACACAAATGATCAGTAAGGAATAGAATGGAATTTTGGGAACAGATGAGTAAAGAGTTAACAGATAAAATTGAGGATATAAAAAAATCGCTTGCGTATGGAAATGTTTCTAGTTATGATGAATATCGTCAAGCAGTAGGTACTGTTCAAGGATTAGAATGGAGCAGAGAATGTTTGAAGGAAATCATTAATAATAGATTTAAACTAGAAGAGGACTAAGAATGCAAGCGGTACGTATGGATAAAAGTATTGATAATTCTGAGTGGTTGACTGATGAAGATAAATTGATTGATAAAGCTACTCTACCAGCTTTGCCCGGATATCATATTTTAGTACAGCCAGTATCTGTAAAAAAAGAAACTAAGGGAGGAATCATTCTTCCTGATCGTGTAAAGGATGATATTTCTTATTTGACTACAGTAGCTAAAGTTTTAAAATTAGGTGACTTGGCTTATAGGGATAAAGATAAATTTCCTCTAGGTGCCTGGTGTAAAGAGGATGACTATATTTCTTTTGGAAAATTCAATGGTCAAAAGTTTGTATACAAAGGAGCAAAGCTTCTTCTTTTGTTTGATGATCAAGTAATTATGCGAGTAGATGATCCTATGCATTTAGATACTACATATAATTTATCAAATTAATATTTGTATAACTATACACTTATAGTATAGTATGTATATACAATACAGCGCAAATCGTTAGACTTCGCTACTAACGTAAAACAAGGAGTTAATAATGAGTGAGCAATGGTCTACAATAGAAGTTGAAAAGTTTGATGAAAATCCAAAAGTAGAGATTGAGATTGAAGGGCAGGAAGAAGTACAATCTGTTCCTGAAATTTTAACAGAACAATCTACGGATGAAGATTATACAGAAGAAGAACCTAAAGAACTAGAAGGAATTGAAACTCAAGGTGCACAAAAACGCATCAGACAATTAATTAAACAACGTAAAGAACGAGATGAAGAATTAAATACTTTACGATATGAGTTGTCTAATCTTAAACAAACAGTAAAAGAAAAAGATACGCAGTTATCTTCTAGTTTAAGAACTTCTATTGATACTAATGAATCTAAGCTTACATCTACTTTAGAAATAGCTAAAGACGTTTATAAACAAGCAGCAGAGTCTGGTGATACAGATCGTATGTTAGCTGCTCAAGAAACAATTAGTAAGACCTATGCTGATATGTCTCAAGTAGATAATCAGAAAAGAGCATGGGAAGATTATAATAATAAAGTGCAAGCTTCAGTTCAAGAAGTACAACAAAATCCTGAAGCAGCACAACAATATGATCCTAAAGCAGTAGAATGGGCAAGTAAAAACAGTTGGTTTGGTACTGACAATATTATGACTTCTGCTGCTTTAATGATTGATAACGAACTTAAAGAGGAAGGATACGATCCTTCTGATGATGAGTTTTATGTTAAGGTAGATGAAGTACTACGGCAACGATATCCACACAAGTTTGCTGATAGTGCTACTGAAAACCAAACACCTCGTTTGCAGGATACATCGTCAAATTCTGCTCAAGTGGTAGCTGGTGCATCACGCACACCTAAGACTTCCAAAGCTAAGAATAAAGTCAAGCTTACTCAAGAAGACTTACGACTAGCTGATAAGTGGGGGATATCAATTGAACAGTACGCTGTCGAAAAGCTTAAAGTGGAACAAGCTGATGGCGACTACACAAGTATTTAATATAATAGCGTGGAAGGAAAAAATACAATGACACGAGAAAATAACTCACGTAATGCAGAGCAACGAGAAAATTCTGGAGACTATACTTTTAAAGAACCTAATTGGTTGGAAATTCCTGAATCTGTAGAACTTCGTTTTAGTAATGAGGGTATGACCCTTCGATGGGTACGTATTTCTATTCGAGACAAAGAAGACTACAAGAATATGGGTAAGAAAATGCAAGAAGGTTGGAGTATTGTTCAAGCAGAAGAAGTACCAGAAATGATGCATTCTTCAATCGTGAGAGAAGAGGGACGTTATACAGGAGCAGTCTGTCGTGGAGACTTGGCCTTGGCAAAGATGCCGATACGCCTAGCTGAATCGCGTCGAGAGTTTTACGAGAACAAGAGTAAGGAAGTAGTGGATGCTGTTAATATGCAACTAATGCGTAATTCAGATTCACGAATGCCTATCTCTAATACAAGTCGAAGTCAAGTTACAACGGGTAGACGACCTTCTTTTCAAGATTAGTCTTTCGTTGTCAATGTATTTTTATTTAAGGAAAGGAAAAAATTATGACTACAACTGATAGTCCTTTTGGTTTGCGTCCTTCCCGTATGCGTGGTTCTGGTGCTAACACTAATGGCATGAATGATTATCCTGTTTCGACGGGTTATAACACTAACATCTTCACGGGTGATATTGTTAAAAATCAAGGTGGTGTTATTAGGCGTATGTGTCTATCTACTGACCGTGCTATCGGGGTATTTATGGGATGTCGTTATACTGCTGCTAATGGAACGCCTACTTGGTCGCCATATTGGCCCGCAGGTACGGTAACTAGTGATGCACAGGCGATGGTTGTTGACAACCCGTCCGCTAACTATATTATTCAAGCGGATGCTTCGCTTTCTGCAGGAAGCCTTAACAGCTTTAACTTTGACGTTACTTTTGGTGCAGGTAATACTGCAACGGGTATGTCAGGTTTTGCTCTTGCGGCTGGCACCGCAACGTCTATAAGTCGTATGCTACGGATCATTCGATTCGTGGATCAACCCGGTAACAATGTGATTGACTCTTCGGCAGAACGTGCCTTCCCACTTTGCGAAGTGCGATTGGTTCAGAGTGTCGATGATTATCTCACTGTTTCAACTACCTCGTAACGGAAAGGAGTAATTTGTAATGGCTATAAATCGCGCTAATATTGCGAAAGAACTTCTTCCCGGTCTAAATGCTGTATTTGGTTTGGAATATAATGATGTTTCTGCAGAGCATACTGTTCTGTTTGACGTTGAAAAATCAGATCGTGCATTTGAGGAAGAGGTTCTGTTCACTGGTTTCGGTACTGCTCCAGTTAAGACTGAGGGTGCTGCGGTTCAATTCGATGATGCACGTGAGGGTTATACCGCACGTTACACGAATGAAACCGTTGCTCTTGCCTTTGCTGTAACAGAAGAAGCTATGGAAGACAACCTTTATGACACCTTTGCTAAACTTCGTGCACGTGGTCTTGCTCGCTCGATGGCAAACACGAAACAAGTTAAGGGTGCCGATATTTTCAACAATGGCTTTAATGCCAACTTCACGGGTGGAGATGGTGTGTCACTTTTTAGTGCTGCTCACCCAACTTCCCATGCTGGTAATCAAACGAACACCTTTGGTGCAACCGATCTTTCGGAAGCCTCTTTGGAAGCTGGTTTGATTCAAATTGCTAAAGCTAAAGATGATCGTGGGATTCTAATTGGAATCACTGCTGAATCTATGCACGTACCTCCTGATCTTAACTTTGTTGCAGATCAGATTTTGAATAGCACGTTGTCTACGACTACGGCAGTTAATGGTGGAAATGGCATTACGAATGTCAATGATATCAATGCAGTTCGTACTCAAGGTGTAGTTCCGAAAGGGTACTTTGTCAATCATCGCTTTACTGATGTAGACGCTTGGTTCCTTCGGACGGATTGCCCGAACGGTGCTAAGATGTTTGATCGTGTACCGCTTCAAACGAAGATGGAACCGGATTTCGATACGGGCAACCTTCGCTTTAAGGCACGTGAACGATTCAGTTTTGGCTGGTCTGACTGGCGTGGCTACTACGGTTCTTCGGGTTAATATCCTTAGAATTGTACACTAACTAAAAGGGGTAAGAGTAAGAGATATTCTTTACTCTTACCCCTTCTTTATTTATAGCTTATAAGTTATAATGTATTTAGTTTTATTTTATCCTGAAGGATTATGATATGCCAACAAATATAAGACAAGCATTTGTATCAGGAACAGGAACACCAGTTGATACAGTAACAAGTGTTGCATTAGCGGATACTCGTATTCGTGGTGTATATTCTACTGGTATTGGTCAGTTCATAATTAACGGAACTGAGACGGATGAAAATAATAATGTAAAAGGAAACATTATTAAGTATGTCCAAACTACTGCTATTGATGCAAACTATTTAACTTTTGACGAGATTGGTATTAGAGTGGTAGGAATAGTTTCAGTTATTTGTCCTGCTGGTGGTACAGCGGCTATCTTCTATGGCTAGTTATACTTATCTCACCAATGATATAATTCAAGCGTGTGATAATACTGGTACAGAATTTAGCCAGAATATTCCTCGTATGGTTAACCGTGCCGAATTAAAGTTAGTAAAAGACTTAGATGACTATGGTTTAGTTAAGTTTGAAACGGGTAACTTTAGTGTAGGGAATAATTTATTTACTCTTCCTAGCGGTACAATCATTATAAAAAATATTCATTATACTAATACAGCAGGTTCTAAGATTAACTTGCTAATGCGTACTGATGAATACATTAATGACTATTGGCCTGTATCTTCCTCCGTAGGTGAACCACGTTACTACGCTCAACGAAACGGTACAACAGTTCTGCTTGCTCCTACACCTAGCGCAGGTTATGCCTCGCATGTAGTATTCGTAGCAAGACCTTCTGCTCTTGGACCTACAAATGTTTCTGCTGCTACTTCAGCTTTATCTGGAACACTCATAGAAAATAATTACTTTAGTGAATTTTGCTATGATGTTTTATTTAATGCATGTATGATAGAAGCTATGTTATTTCAAAAAGATTTTCCTGCAGTACAATTTTATGAGCAACGATATGCTCAAATTCTTCAACTCCATCTCAATCAGGTTCGCAGGACTAGGAGAGATGACATGGAAGCACCAGCAAGTCCTGCAGGTGCAGATAATCCTCTTATTCCCAACGCAAACTAAAGGAGAAAACAAATGGCAAAATATGGTGACGGTGTTGTAGCAGGTTGCTATCAAGATGGTTTGAAAACTGGCGATCCAGTTAAACTTAAAAAAGGTGGTAAGGTAGCTAAAAAGAATATGGGCGGTCAAATGAAGCAGGGTTATAATGCTCGTAAAGATGAGCAGTTGGGTATGACTCAAGGTCCAGAACGCACTAAAGATATGTCTATGAAAGGTCGTCGCGATGTAGCTAAAGCTACTCGTAAACCTAAAGGTACGTATGGGTTTTCCTAATGGCTGAAAAGAAAAAGAAAAAGAAAGACAAAAAGAAGGATAAGCCTAAAGGTTTTAAGGCTGTACAAAAAAGTATAGAGAAGACGGGTAAGAGTAAAGATGATGCTGCTCGTATTGCGTACAGCATAGGTGCAAAAAAATTCGGTAAAGCAGGAATGGCTAAGAAAGCTGCTGCTGGACGTAGGAAAACAAGGAGGGCATAATGCCAAGTTTTATGGGTAAGTCTTATTCATACGATGCTAAAGGAATGGCAGACTATGATAAAGCAATGAAAGAGTGTACTGGTAGGCCAACAGGTCAAGGGTTTGGTGCAGCACGTAAAGGTCCAGCAGTTGTAGGACCAGAAGAGAATGTTGTAGTTGACTTTGAACCGGGAAAAGAAATTACTTATAAGGATTAAACCTAATGGCGACTAGTGGAACATATGACTTCTCTATGGATATAGATGAAGTTATTCAAGAAGCAAGTGAGATGATTGGCGGCGAACAAACGCTAGGCAATCAAGCTGCATCTGCTCGTCGTTCTATTAATCTTCTATTGCAAGATTGGCAGAATAGAGGTATTCTTCTTTGGACTGCTGATACTACTGCAGTATCTATCACAGCTAGTGTAACTACATTTGCAATGTCTTCAGCCACTATTGATATTACTGAAGCTGTTCTTAATAGAGATAGTACTGATCTACAGTTAGAACGTATTACAATGGAAGAGTATTTAAAAATTCCTAATAAAACACAAACTGGTAGACCAATGCAGTTTGCTGTTCGTAGGAATAGTTCTAATATAGTAGTACATCTATGGCCTTTATCTGATGTTAATACTGATAAAGTTAAACTAGAAAAAATTAGTTATATGCAAGATGTTAATAACTCTAGTCAAACTCCAGATATATCTCGTAGATTCTTACCTTGTTTAACGGTAGGTTTATCTTATTATATGTCAATGAAACGTCCCGGTATAGAAGCAGGACGTATTAGTTTTCTTAAACAAGAATATGAGGAAAGGTTGGCACGCGCATTGCATGAGGATAGAGAAAGAGCAAGTGCATACTTCTTGCCTAGAATTAGAGTTTACTAATGGCTAGTACTAAAAATGCTTTAGCTATATGTGATACTTGTGGTTTTCAATATCCTCATAGAGTAATGAGATTAAATAGCTATGGCTTATTAGTATGCCCCACAGATTTTGAAGGTGGTTTTGATTTAAAGAATGATCCACAAAATAAAGCACCGGATGTACGAGAAGATATAAATATAAGTAATCCTCGTCCACCTTCTAATAGGGATAGGAATATAACATGGGCAGACGCTACTTATGATTGGGATGATGTATCTAAATTTAATTTACCTACTACTGAAACTATAGTAACTCAAATCTTTCCTGTTTCTACTGATAATACTCAAAGATTAAATATTTCTGTAACTCAAGATTTACTAACCCCTACTCAAATTACAATGAAGCAAGAACATCCTTCTACGAGTACAGCTTCTGCAACTATATTTCAAAGATTTAATGATCAAGGAGAGAGGTTAGATTTAAACAGTGAACCTATTAAAATAGGAAACATTACAGGAACAGTAGAAGTAGGAATGGCAGTAAGTATTATAACAGGAACAAGTGCAGTAGGACAACTTCCATTAAGAGTATCATGGCAACCGTCTACATTAAGAAAACACTTTTCTTTCTGGTCAAATATATAGGAAAAAACAATGGCAACTGGTGACGATTTTACAGCATATGAGATTATAAATACTTACAAGACATTGCTATATGCAAGCGATGCTGGTGTCAGTACTATTCCTAATCAAGGTATTACTGGGACATTAAAAACAATTCGTTCTGCTGATGGTTCTTTTACTCCTTTGCAGTTGTCTAGTAGTTTTGTTAATATCGATGGTGCTTCAGCTTTAAAGCTTAATGGTGCTACACTTACAGCTACTGCTGCTGAATTAAATGCTTTAGTTAATGCTGAACTTATTGAAAATATTAGAGTTGAAGATACTAGTGGATTAATTGCTACTCAAAATGGTGTAGTTGTAAGTGTTATAAATGCTAGTTCAACACTTATTGTTAATCCTAGTTTATCTGTTACTAATTTTATTGCTAACACAGGTAGCTTTACTACTAAGGTATCAGGTGTAGCAGCAGAATTTTCTGGTAATGTTTCAGTTAATAATTTATTTGCTGCTACTAATATCTTTATTGCAGGTACAACCATAGCTTCTAATGCTGATGTAGCAGCAGTAAGTGCAAGAGTAGATGCAGTAAGTGTACTAACTTCTATAAATAAAGTTGATATTACAGCTAACACTGCAGCTATTACATCTGTTAACACATCTGTAGTGGCTAACACGGCAGCAATAACTGCTAACACAGCAGCGATTACATCTGTAAATACATCTGTAGTAGCTAATACTGCAGCTATCACCTCAATCAATTCAGCTATTACATCTATTAATTCTGGTACATTTAATTCTCTTGATGTGGAGACAAGTGTTCAGATAGGTGATTTTATAAACCTAGATAGTAAAATAATAACCATCAC